TCATCTGAACACTCCCTTCAAATATCTGGCGAATAATAAGCCATCCACCATATCCACCAGCGAACACATTGCTGCCAGCTTTGTAGTTGAGAAGGTCAACAAATCTTTGAAGGATGTCAGTCTCTTGATACTTAATGATTGCGGTCTCGTGGTTTCCGTAACCAATGACTGTCAAAATGTGGGCATATGGCAGAAACCATTCAACAGCAGTTTCGACAATTGAATCAAGGTACTTTGAATTGTTATGCTCTGGTCGGATGTCAGACTTGTTCCCTCTGCGATCACCTCTTCCTTGCATGAGACAGAACATATCTCCATTTATCATGACTGGAATGTTGTTCTGGAGACAATAGTCAAGGTCTCGCTTGAGGATTTTCCAATCACTTTTGGGATTGTCCCAGTGGATGTCTGACAACATCGCAATCTTGACCAAGTTTCCCTCGAGCTGAAGCTCATGGATATTCTTGGCGTGCTTTTTTAAAATCATAGATTATGTTTAGAGTATCTGAACAGATACATTGTTCCCATTCCCATCACAAAGCCAAGAATCAGCACCCAAAAATCTGGCTTTGGTTTCTGTGATTTGTACTTTGCCACCTCAATCTTCTGCACTTGGCGGATGGTGTCTCTCTTGAGCTTGTATTCAATGCGAGTTTGCCACCTTGTTTGAGGCACAAAAGAACGCTTGTAACGAATGATTGTATCTTTTTGGACAAGTACCTTTTCCCAATAGATTGAGTCGTGCAGAATGTACGGAATCGAGTCGATTGATGTGACTTGAATTGTATCAGCCACGCTATCGCAGCGATATCCTTTCTTGATTGCCTTTCTTATGTGGTAGTTGGCAGTGCAAGATGTCACAAATATTGCAAGAATTAGTACTTTAAAATTCATTGATGAGACAGTATGAAGTGAACTTCTGCAATTTGCAGAGACGAATGAATGTCTTGTATTTGTTTACATCGTTTAACACTTGGCAACCAGCTGACCACCATCCGATGTTGGTGCCTGATGGCTTATTCAAGTTGTATGTGTTGGGGTGGAAGTTGATGCCGAAGTATCCAGTGTCGAGCTTTCCTTGCTCTTCGCTGTCATCATCCTTGTCAGTATCTCGATACACTTGCACTGGAGCACCAAGCTGAAGGAGTGCTTCCACTTTACCCTGGTGTTTGCCATACTTCCACACATCATAATACCACTGCTCTGATTTGAGCACAGCGGCACCAGCTTTGTTAACCTTTTCGAACTGCTTGAGTGTTGGTTGTCCAGGATTGGTTGTGCCAGATGACACCTCGATGAAGAGCTCACCTCTAAAGAGATAGAATTTGTCATCAAATTTGTTTACTGAATCCTCTTGTGAACGCACACCAAGAATCCAATGACCCGATGGAACACCGATATAGTTGTCAAGTGATTTGACTCTCTCAAGGAGTTCTTTGTCGGTGTATTTTCTGACCATTACTTCCAGTTGTCAAGTTCTGCTTTGGATCGTGTTACGAATTTACGCATGGCAGCAAGGATGTTTCTGCCAGTCACACTCTCATATGATTCATTGATGCTCTTCACTTCCACAATCACGCAAAAGAAAGCCACAAATTTTGTCATGATGAGCTCGACTGCGATGAAGTGAGCGATGATATCACCAGCGATGAACTTCTCGATTAGGAATGTGAATACGATTCCACCGGAATACAGCAATGATTTGCCGATAGTGTCACTCAATCTGCGTGATTTGAATGCTTGCCACCCTCCTTTCTTTACACTTCTCCAAACTCCGAAAAGTGTGTCAATGAATATGGCGAGGATTGCTACCAATACAAGTGGCTGTACTGGTGCGAGTATTGTAAAGAATGAAGCGGTCAAAAGGAGTAGGGTGTTTTTCATCAGATAACAAGAATTTGATTGTTGTATCCGTTGTTGCGAGGATATCCACAGTTCCATTCACCATTGAACCAGCAGTCACCGATACACTGAACGCATTCGATTTGTGGTCGAAGGTCGGTATCTCGGTTGGCTTGGCTTGTAAAGATAGGATATTCTGCCTTGTTTTTTATTAAGTACTTGATGAGTCGCATCTCAAAGAAAGATGCTTTCTGTGCATAGTGCTCCATGCCGAATGCCACCTCACTGCGAGTGACTGGCTGTGAGAAGTCACCACTCTGCTGCTGGAGTCCTTTGTTCTTGAGCTGATATGTCAATCCAAAGACAGCATCTTCAGCTGACCTCCATGCGATGACTGGCTGAATGAATGCAACAAGTTGCTCCTCTTCAGGTGTCAATGTTTGGTCATTATATGCCTCAAGCAAATGGTTGTAGAACACAGTGCCGAGGATTGGCATCACTCGAAGCTGTGCTTGAGTTGCCACATATGGGAACACATCAGTCACATCCACATTGGCAGTGATGGGAGTGTTCGTCTTGAGGTAGTTTTCAGTGATAAAATACAACATTACGCTTGAGGTATTTGAGGTTGTGCGGCGGCTGCTGCTTGTGCTTGTGTTACATCACCACCTTCAATCGGTGGAAGTGATGCGAGTGCTCTGACTTCATTGACTGTCATCTGCTCAAGTACCTTGGTTGCTACCAATGGACTCATCGCATTGAGTGCATCAGATGTCTTGCTTGCATCTCCTTCGATTTCAACAATAGATTCATTGATGATTTGGAAGTTGTTGATCGTGAAGTCAGAGAATCCGAGTTTAGCTATATGTAAAATCTCATTGAAGATATCTTGCACTTGCTCTCTCAATGGCATGACCACATTCTTTTCAAAAATGACATACGCTTGTTTGATATCGCTACCACTTCCAAGTGAGCCAGTAGTTCTGACACCCATCAAGATTGGGTCAATGGTGTGAGCGAAGCAGATTTGTTCGGTATTAAAACCAGATGCTTCCTGGAAGAGCTTGTCATTTGAGTTGGTTGGGATGCTCTCAATCTTTGGAAGCTGGTCTTGTGAGTTCGCAAAGAATGCAGCAGTCTTTCCAGCGTTCTGTGCACCCTTGAGCTTGTCGATTGTGTTTCGAAGTACATTCTTTTCCTCCTCCGATTGCGGTCTTTTCGGGAACATAATCGCAAAGGATGGGAAGATACTGTTTTGAATGTTTGATTTGGCGAAGTATGAAAGCTCACCAGATAAGAAAGCGAAGTTCAATGCACTCGAATACTTTGGAAGCGGATACCAATCTTGACCAAGTGTCTCGACCTCATAAACAAAAAGCTGTTCACGATCAGTACAAGTCGGATGATGTCTCTTGATGTCTTGAATGTTGATTCGAGCCGACCAATCCTCACAAATGAAGTACTGATTTTCTTGGCGGCCTCGTCTGACTTTCTCTGGAGATACATTGTGCACTCTCTTGAGCTTCATCTTCTCATCGAATACGAGTCTGAAGTACACTCGGTTATGGACAATCAACTGCTCGGTCACTGCTCTTGCAACTTTCTTGAGGTTTATTTTCTTCTCGAATGTATAAAGCTCAAGCAAATCCTTCGGTGTAGCACCCTCAACTTTTATGTCGAAGCCACCACCGATGACAGCATTGGTCTTATAGTCCACGATTGCACCATGGAGTGGCGAGCTGAACACCATTTGATTGAGGAGCTCTGGATACATATTGTCACTTCCAAATGGAATATAGCCGCTTATTTGGTATCTTCCATTAACATAGGGCAATGACAGATTTGCACCACCTACCTTGAGAAATGGTGTGCTGAATGCCTCGTAATTTGGCGAGATGACTTCCATCTCTGGTTGTTGTTTTGCTCTGAATCTATCGTACCAAGCCATGTTAATCGTATATTGATGAAGTCGATGCACCACTCACAACCATTCTGCCCTCCTCGATGACGATTCCAGTTGTGTCATCAATCTCTGTTGGTGGGATGGTTGATTCGTACACCGAATATGTATATTGTCCTTTCATTAGTTCCACATCGACTGGTTCATCCAAATAAAAGAGATTGAATCTCTCTGGATATGCAGAGTCATCTGGTGCTGTGAATAGGATTGGGTCGGATGTCGGGTTCATTTCGTTTTGAAAAACGAACAAATAGTATGGCGAGCTCAATGTCGACACCTCTGTGAGTGTCAGCACAATCGAATTCACCTCTCCCTTATTTATGTAAATCATTTACTTATATTGCAATGAGGTCAAATTTTGTTCACAAAAAAAGCCACCCTATTGGATGGCTCTTTGTAGTAGGTTAATTTAGATTAAATAGCTGGAACAACAGCAGCAACTGCGGCTTCCGTAACCTCATATGACAAGTAGTCATTTTCAGAAATGAGTGTAACGGAATATTTTGAACCATCTGCACGAGTTGTACCAGAACCTTCACCAACAGCTGACAATTGAAGGAAAGGGAAGTACCAGTACTTTCCGTTCATATCCTTAACAATTGCGTTCAGATATTGTTGACCAGAACCCAAGATTTTAATTGCTTGAGATTTGTCTTGGTCTCTGCGGTGGAACAATAGATTGATCGTAGCAGTCACATAAGATGAACCATTCACGAGGTCAATCGCTGCATCTTCAGTATAGCTTCCAGTGTTTCTTCGTATCTCAAAAGGAGTATAGTCAGGAGCACCAGATACTAATGTGATTGCAGATACTTCCCATGTTCCAGTTGGTACAGTTGCAGTATCAATGTTGTCTTGCTGATTAATCCAAATCTTTTCAATGCCTCCACTGTTATTGTCACATGACTTCACAATGGATTCGAGAGCTTCGCACGACATAAGTATTTGATTTTAAGTTAGTTAAATATGGGGGGAATTTCACCCCCCGAATTGATTTGATTAAGAGTAAAGAACTACCTCTGCACCGTTCACATGAACAAAACCAACTTTCATATTGGCACGAGTGCGGATGTATGGTTCAGCAACTGTATCAGAAAGGTTAACAGCTTTCAATGCTTTGTCATCACCTTCAGCATCGAATGCATAGATAAGGTTGTCTTTCAAAGTCAACACAGCAGTGTCAGTTGGCATACCTTCACAAACAACAACCTTGACACCAAGGTAAGTCAATGCAAGTGGAGTTGTAACATATGTTAATGTGTTACCTTGAGCAGCAGCTAATTCGTATGCGTTTGCGATGTTTGTAGAAACATACAAGCGAAGGTCAGCTTTTTTGCGGATGATGTCGGCTGGAGCAGCAGCGAAGATTTTCGCTAATTCAGCCAATACATTCGAAGCAGTTACAGTTGTGTTTGCAACATCAACAACAGTAGCATCAGCCAAAAGGTTCTTGATGTAACCATCACAAAGAGCCAATGTAGCGTTCTGGCTTGTTGTGTCACCTTGCCAACGGATAAGCTCGATGTCCTCACCAATTTGCTTCGCCATTTCATTCCAGTAGAAATCCATGAAAGATGCAACTGTGAAGTCACCATTTGAACCTTTAGCCATTTGCAATGCAAGGAATGATTGCTCAAGGTCGAATTGACAGATTTGAGCCATAGCACTCAATGCACATACATCGATTTCAACTGCTGATAAGTCATCAGTTGGAGCTTCAAATGGGCAAGAAGATGCTTGTAATACATTACCAAAAAGCACAGTTGCTAATTTGGTTTTTGATTTTACACCTGGTAAAAGGCGGTAGTTGTCAGCGATAGACTCTTCACTCAAATATGCTTTAGAGTAGAATGCCTCTGGGTTCGCTGCCAATAAAGCGGATGAGTCAACATCCAAGTCGAAACGGAGTTTTCTTGACATTTTTATTTGTTTTTTATTGATTACTGAATTGTTTAAATGCGGCAAATTTTTGGCTCATTGTTGCCTCGGCAATTTGCTCCTCTGCCTTGTCCTCTTCTTTCTCTGCATACATCTCCTCCAATTGGTTGCGAAGGTCAGCAATCATAGAAATGATAGCTTTCTCACGCTCCTCAAGGATAGGCATAACGATAGCAGCGATAGCTTCTGCGTCAGTAGCTGGGTCGATAGCCATCTCCTCTTCAGTTGTGGTTGACTCTTCAGTTGTCTCTTCAACTGTTGTATCTTCCATTGCAACCTCTTCAGTTGACATCTCTTCCTCAACCACTTCCTCGGTTGGTTCTTTTTCCACCTCTTTGATTTCAACAACCTCGCCATCTTTGATGACATAGATTTTGTCCTCAATGGTGTGTTCTCCATCAGGTAACTTCATGTTATTTAGTTTAATTTGTTCCGATAACTTGAGACCAAGAAAGCCCTCAATGGAGAAACCGACTTGACCCTCTTCAACCAATTTGGCATAATACTCGGGGTCAGTCACTTGTGCAGTCACCATGAGAGTTCCTTCCGGAACCTCGATGCCAAATGTACTGAATGCTTTGTCCTTGGTCGGGTTGTCCACGATCCAAGTCTCAAGGATGTATGCTGGCACTTTCTTTTCAGTGTCAT